AGCAGCGAGGGATTACCGAGATACAAAGCTTTATCCAAGCATGAAAAAGAGAAATTCAGAAACTTTACCAGTAATGATGATGCGACAAGAACAGTATCCGACACCTCAAGCAGCAGATTGGAAGAACATGGATACAGCGAAACAGAAGATGCTTTCCAATTCACTACCCAAGAAAACTGGTGGCAAACTCAATCCGAACTTTGTGGAGTTCCTAATGGGATTTCCTATGGACTGGACAAAGGTAGAGTCGGACGAATCAAAGGACTAGGCAATGCCATTGTGCCACAGATAGCATGGTTTATAGGACATGCAATTATTTCTGTTGACATATCCCATGAAATATCAGATAATTGATAATACTTGATGAGCGTGGATTTGAATTCCGCTAATTAAAGTAAATTATGTAAGGTAGTGAGTGAAAGCGTATAAACGGATCCGCGACTCACCTAAGCTGAAAATGCGAAAAACGAGGCCTTATATTTATTAATAAAACAATTGGAGACTTATAATGTCAAAAGAAATAATGATACATCTTAAAATGATCACTGAGAACGAAGCATTTGATGAAAATGATAGGGAAGTTCAGCGTATTCTACAGAAAGCAATGTCAAATTTAAATTATGACAAATCCACTAAGAAAAAATTGCTGGATATAAATGGTAATTATGTAGGTAAATTAGAATGTTTTATAGACAATAATATCTTCGATGAGTGAGTCAAAAAAAACAAAAATTTATAGATTAGTTGACGACTTGTATTGGGAGATTGATCGTATGAGTGCAAGTGGTCAACAAACTCTAAATGAACTTTCTGATGAACTAGAACTTTATGAAGGTGCCATTTGGGCGCATCAGGAACTATTGGATCAACAACAACAAGAGGAAGAAGGTGAATGAGTGATATAGATATAGGTAAAGAATTTAAAAAAGCCACTAAAGAAAATCCTTTGTTTTTAAAGTATTTTTCTAATTTGGAATTAATGCTTGAGTGGTATCATGCTTTTTATGAAGAATCTAAGACAAGGAATAAAAGTCATCATGAATATCTTGCTGTAACCATAGCCAGACGACAAGGTGTGTCTATAGAAAATTTAATTAAAGAAACAAAAGCTATCATGGATATATTAGAAAATGCAGAAGATGAAGGGAGTATAAAATGAGTGCAGGTAGAAAAAAAGAAGATCCAAATATTGTTTACACTTGTCCAGATCATGGGGAAGAAGTGTATTTTACAATAAAAAACAATCCTACAGTAGGTAAAGATTATATTTATTGTTATTTTCCCAAAGCTACCGATGGCGTATATGAAAAGATGTGGGTACAAATTACAAGAGGCGATCGTAAAAAAGGCATTGGTTTATTAGAAAACGAACCAGCACATAGCGATGATTTAAAATTGCATGATGTTGTTAAATTTTACACGGACGAAAAAGATATCACACATGCGGAAAAATTAACTAATTGAGGTATTTATGACAAATCAAGTTAATTTAAAAAGTAAGTCTGTTTTGTTTTTAGACATGGTAGAACATGTTGATAAAATTTTATCAAGACTGACTGAAGAAACAAGAAGTGATGCTATGTGTCAATTAAAGGATTTGGAAAATACTTTTGATAAATTTGGTAGCACTGAAATGGTTAGATCTTTGATTGATGATGAATTAGAGAAACGCTAATCATGTGGATATTGTACCTGTTAGGTGGCGTTGTCCTCATGCTTATTGTTTTTCCCAAACTATCAATGGTGGCAATAGGTTTAGTTTTTTATAATTTTTTTTACTAAAACAAAAAAATAGAATCACGGAAGACGAATAACAATTATTAATTATTTTAATACAACATAGCGGAGATTGTTATTATGGATACAACTAAATGGAAAAGCGTAGCAATACGTGTAGATGTGTACGGTAAGTATAATAAATTTTGTAATAAAAAAAAATGGTCAAAAAGTGATGCCTTAGAAATTTTAATGGCACAATACACTGCAACAAAGAAAGCAGAAGAGAAGGAAATTGCAGAGTTAAAAGCAGCTAACAATGGTAGGAGGTCTTAATGAGTAGACCAGAGAAAGTGTATGTCCTTTGCCCTGAGTGTGATGGTAATGGATATTTTACACCAGAAAAAGACAAGTTTGTTGGCAAAGATAAAGTATTAGACACATGTAACTATTGTGAAGGTACCGGTCATGTTGGTTGGAAGCGTACTTTTGAAGGATCTTACGGTGATAAGCATGATTAATGATGTCAAGGGATTATTAATATTTTTAGCCGACAACACGGATCACGAAGATTACGACCAAGCAGTCAATGTAATAGCACAACTGCTCATGGGTCACAAATTTGGTTATGATGAAGGTATTGATTATGCAGACATATCTTTATTTAAAGCAGAAGCACGCAATATGTATAAAAAAAAGGTGGTACTAAAAGCATTGAAGAAGGGTCCTACAAAGCTAGAAATTGTACACGGCGGTAAAGATAAGGTAGACCAATGATAATTTTATCCATACAATTAAAGTATGGGTATAAAATTAGAAAAAGTAGATTTAAACTGGGAAGAGATCTTAGATATGGATTTTGCAAGATTCTCTTTAGCTGATGTAGATAAGATGTCTAGTGAAGATAAACACGAGTTTATTGCCGGTATCGTTCAAGATTATAACTTTCAAAAAGAAATAAAGTGTGATAAAAGTGTCCTCAAGGTATACGAAAAAATTATAGGTTACTTAATTAGGGCATACGGACATTAGTGAAAGCATCAACCGATCTATTGAGAGCCATTGGTATTAACCTGGCTCGTAACATATTAGAACAGGACGATTTATCACCTGAAGCGAAACTTTGGCGCTGTGTTATCTTAAATGCTTTTGAAGATACTTTTGTCGGTCATTCAGATCGTAAAAACTCACTTAAAAAATTAACAGCACACAATTGGATCATTTCTATGTGTGATGATTTTATTAATGTATGTATATGCGCGGAACTTGACCCAGAGATAGTTAAGGAAGCTTATGTCAAAGCGTTAAAAGAAAAAAATGTAAGATTTACTAAGCGTCAATTGATGTGGTTAGAGTACGACAAGCTCTACACTCGCATGAAAAATTTGTCCGATAAAGAAAAACAACGCATGACCAGGAAGAGAGTAAATTTATTAAGGGAAGAAGTTTTTATGACATCAACGGAATATGTCAGCACTGTGTTTTTATCAGTATTGGCATAGGGTGCGAGATTATTTTTTTTTAACTGAATGAAAGTACGCTAATTTTGCACCTTGTTGATTTTGTTAGGGTATTCAAGTAGCTTGGTAGTAAGGAGAACAATATGGTTCGAAAAACTACTAAGGATTTGACTGTGTTGATAACAGACGAATTTTTAAAAAATTGGCAACCAGATTTTTTAAAAGTAAAATATATCTATGTACGTGATGCTTTGACTAAAAATTTATTGGTCAGTGCATCAAAAAAAGGTACGCATAGTTTTATATATGATTATGGTGCTCAAGGGGTACATAAGTCAAAAGTCATTGGATACTGGCCTATTATGTCGATTGACGAAGCACGAACCAGGGTCAAGGAGTGTAATGTATTAGTGAAAGAGGGTAAAAGTTACGAGGATCTGTTTGAGGTGGAGAGAACACCGGCAACCATATATTTCCTAGAAAATGAGCAAGGGTACATAAAGATTGGTAGAAGCAAGGAATGGGTACATCGGATCAAGGACCAGGTCTTATCAGTCAAAGGCGTACGGCTCATCGGTGTACGACCAGAGACAGAAGAGATCTCTGAAACAAAGCTACACAACCTGTATGCACAATACAGACAGCCAAATACAGAATATTTTGAGGATAAAAAAGGGTTAATAAAACAATTGATTACTCAAGCCATTGTATATAATGTTAGCGATGATCAATTGACTGACATGATGAAGAGACAAAAGGACATAATTTACACCTAAGCACTTCTATACAAAAAAAATAAAAAATATTATTTGTATAGAGCTAGGAATTAAGGAAAGTATGGAAAACACTGTATGAATAGGATTATAGACAACAGCTTACTAGGAATATTCCTTAAAAACTATGGAAAACAGAGGAGGCGACTATGGAAATTTTATTTAAAATATTATTTGTAAGGAGGTGCATAGGTGCCAAGTAAACCAAAAACAATGAAAACATTTGATGATTTAACTGAAAAACAAGTAGCGTTTGTTAACGCTTTGGTTGCTGATTGGGGTGTAATCTCCAAAAAAGACGCTGTTATTAAAGCAGGTTATAGTTCAAAGAGTGAAAATTCAGCTATGGTTTTAGGTAGCAGACTTACAAATCCTGAAATAAATCCACATGTGTGTAGATTCCTAGAAAGAAGATTAAGTGAGGAACAGGCTAAATACGAGAAAGATAAGTTAAGAAGATATAAAATACTGGATAGGTTACGCGACGGTAGTGAAAAAAAAGGTCAATATACTGCTGCTATAAATGCTGAATTCAGATCAGGTCAGTTAGCTGGTCAGTATATCGATAAAAAGGAGATAACCCACAATACATTAGAGGGTATGAGTAGAGAACAATTAGAAAACAGACTAAAAGAACTTGAAGATAAAATTGGAGCTAATACTATAATTGTCCAGGGCAACGATTAATCAAGTATATCTAGTTCGTACATCTCTACAATACAAGATTTTAAAATAAGATCTAATCCACCCCAGCCACCATCAGAGGTGTAAGTGTTACATAATTTTACACATTCCTTATCTTCAGATAATAGATAGCCAATACTGTAGGCTAATATGTGTTTTTCTTTATGGATTTCTTCAACACTTTGCCAAGAAGCATTACCGGTATGGTCTTTCCATATTACGATGTATAGGGGATATTTTGGTTTATTCGTTTTCATCTTCAAACACATCAGTAGCTAAAATTTTTTTAATGATCTCTATATTTTTAATGATGTCTTGTGGGTGAACTTCAATATGTGTTACACCATTTTCTTCATGGTGAATTATGTCTGGATTATCTTTGTCTAATAATTTTTTTGTGTAAGCAACATAAAAAGCATTTTCAATAATTTTTTTAATTGGTCTATCTAATGCCAAATAAAAATAAATAAATTTAGCATCATCTTGTTGATCCAAAATATCAAAAAGTGATATAGTTAAATTGCCGTATTTGTCCATTTTTTGTTCCATGATATAATCGTATAATAAATCAACTTATAAAGATATAGCACCCTATATGGCTACCAAAGAAGCTAAATTGTGGAAAAAAATTAACCAGCTTCAGAAAGGTCGTAAAGACTGGCATTTAACTCGTATTGAATCCTCTACAATCAACGGAATTCCTGATGTTTACGGCTGTATTAAAGGTCGTTCGTTTTGGTTAGAATTAAAAGCAACAGATGCTAAGAATTGTGGACTGTCTAAGTTTCAGGTTAACTGGCATTTAAATCATCAACAGGCTGGTGGTACTGTCCGTATTCTTAATGCGCATGCCTCGCAGACCGAGCTAGAACTTCTCGAGATTCGTGAGCCGGGTGTCGCAGTATCACTGTCCCGTCCCGCGCCGTCCCGTCCCGACGTTGATAACTTATATAATATATTGATCCAGGCATCCGAACCAGGATCCGACGCCTCCTGAAGCTCGTCCCGTCCCGTCCCGCGTACCGCTGGGATTGTGAGTCATGTATATTGATCCAGGCATCCGAACCAGGTTTCAAGGCCCGGGCTTCCTTCTGAAGCCCGCCCCGTCCCGTTACCGTTTGGCTAGGGTTGTGGGGCATCAACAAAGAACAGGATGAGATCCTGGTTCCGGAGACGCCTCCGTGCTGGAGAAGCCTGTGGCTCACGCCCCGCCGTCCCGTTTCCCCGACGGATCTTGATCTGTTATATATAAGGATAGGACGTGCTCACCAGGACGCTTCCTTCAGCAGATGCCTGAAACAGTTGAGGGTAATTTGTTTACATGTAATATCTTTACATTCCTGTCATCTTTGATATCATGGGAGATGTAAGTAAACAAAAATAGAGAGGTATGATTATGGGTTTTGATGTATATGGATTAAATCCACAAATACAAGAGGGAAGTGTCAAGCCAGAAATTGATTGGAATACTGAGCCATCAGGCGAAGAAAGAAAGTTATATTTCGAGCAATCTCAAAAATATGAAGAAGAGAACAAAGGGGTATACTTTCGTAATAATGTTTGGTGGTGGCGAAGACTAGCTCAATATGTGTATGAGAATACTGATGAGATTTCTGAAGATACTTATGGTCTTTGGCATGAGAACAGTGGTCATCAAGTTGATGAAGTCATAGCTATTAGAATAGCCGACAGATTAGAGGAACTTATCAAGCAAGGGCACACTGCTGAATATCAGTCGTTAGTTGAAGAAGATATGCAAAAAGCTGAAAAGCACAACAAAGGTATTGAAGAAAAAATGAAAGCTTTGCGTGAAAAGGTAATCAAGCTGACTGGTGATAAGGATATTGCTCCAGCAGACTATCCAGAAATACAAAGCAAAGAATGGGAGTTTCTTTATAGCCAAAAGTCGTGGGACGACAGCTATCCGTTTAGTGTTGAGAATGTTCAAGACTTTGCAAATTTTTCTAGACACTCTGGGGGCTTTGAGATATGTTAAAGGTAAGTTAGGACTGAAAAGGATTTCATTGGGAGACAACACACCCCCGTCTCCCGTCTCGAGGGGGTTGGTTAGTGGTTAAGTTAACACAACCCCATTTTTTCCTGCTGGTTAGCTAATTTCCAGCAGGTTTTTTTTGTCTGCTCCCGCCGTCCCGTTCTGGGGACAATCCAGTTTGTCGTTACATATATAAGGATAGCATCACCAGGCTGAGAAAGTTGCTCATGGTTGTAATAATGTTTGACATGTATGGGGATACATGGGACACTGAAGCTCTGATCAACAACAAAGGAGAAACCTTTGCCTAAGAAACCAGCGGCGGCATACCACGCAACTGACTTTGCCTTACCTTTTAGAGGTAGGTCACAGGCGAAGATATATAACTGGTTGCCCCTTATTGTTCTTGATTATGACATGCAGGTAGATTTAGATGATAAATATCCAGATCTGCCCTATCAACTACCGTATGGTAGAAAACGAAAAAAATATAAAAAGGACGAAGAAGATGAAGACAACAAAAGAAAGAGGTGAAGTAATGAGAAAACTAAACAAAAAACAGAAAACAATGATAAACAATTTTTTTAAAGATCATCCAAAGGAGTATAGTCTTAAAGAAGATCAAGTTAGAATGGTTGAGAAGGTTAACTGGTATGAGACTGCTCACTTTGATATTCAGAATTACTTTACAGATCTAAAAATACAAGCAAAAGTAAACGAGCAAAACAACAGCGACTACGCAAAATTCAAGCGAGGTGAATTATGTTAACAACGTTTATTATTGGGTTTGCACTGGGTGCCATGGCCGTGGCCCTCGTGTTGCTGATCATCATGGATTGGCAAGATAAAAAGGATCTCAAGAATCGCGAAGGGAGGTACAAATGTTAATAGATACATTGCTACAGTTGAACCCCGACGCCGTTGTGACTGAGCGTGATGGCTTCGTGGTAATAGAGATACCGGACCACCAGGATCCGGAACCTGATGCTGAGGCTGATGGCGAAGCCCGTCCCGATGCCGATATGTGATGGGCGTGCTCATGTTTATTACGTGTGTCGTGCTCATCCTGGCGTTCTGGATGCCAGGACTCTTTCTTCTTGGGCTGATCATCACCGCTGGGTATTTCTTTTAGCCCCGCCGTCCCGCCGTGGCGTGCTTTCGATTTTTGATCTTTATGTATAAAGCCGAAGGTTACCGGGGCACACATCAGCTTCGTCCAAAGCTCGTCCTTTCCATACTCTGTTCCCCGTCCCGCCGTTGTGGGGTCGGGGTCGCAGGATCTTATATATATACATACGGGAGCTTCCTGCTCAGTTGAAAAATTCCTGCTAGATTTGCATAGAATTAATTTCATCTATTTACTATATATGGGTAGACATGGGAGATAATAGGAGTAATATATAAGGGTAAGTTTTTATTAATAACCAATAGGAGTAAAAATATGAGTTTACAAAATCTTAACCCAAGCTTTGTCTTATCAGAAGAAAAAGCAATTCAAAAACATGAAAGACAATTAATACAATCTTTTATACCTTTTCATTTTCAACTTAAAAGCGATAAGAAATTACTTGCTGATAGTAGAGATAATGTATTAGCTATTCTTAACAAGTCTAAATTTAACCAATATCATATAGTGGTTGATGGAAAAGCTTATAGAATATCTGTTGCTGATAATAAGAGAAAAACTGTTGATTATAAAAAAGTATTGAAAGCTTTAAAGGAAGAGCACAATCTTTCACAAGCGAGTATTGATGAACTAGTTAATGCTTATACATCAGTAACTGAATATCAACAAATAAACATAGGAGAATAATTATGCCTAATAATAACTTTGACTTAGTGTCATTTGTAAATAATCAAGTAACAGAAGTTAATCGTGAAGAAGTAGCACAATTCATGGAAGATAATAAAGTTAACTATGTTGTATTTTCTGCATTACTTGAAAAAGCAATTATGAATAGTATATTAAAATATCAAGGCACAGCACAATCAAAAGACTTGATGAAAGAAATTGCTATTGGTGTTGCACCATTAATGCAAAAATTAAATGGAGACATGGAATAGGCTAGTCTTAAAACTTGCTAGAAGTTTTATGCGACAAGGATTGTCGCATTTTTTTTGCCTATAATTTACAAGGCTCAATCCAAGATGCAAAATGCTTTGATGCTTTCCAGCACACGCCACGCACAAGCCCCAGCTTACAGCAAAAACCTCTTACATATCCTATTTCATAGATGCACATACTAGCAAAAAGTCTAGATGTGGTTATAATTAGCTTATGCAGACAGACCTAATGACCACAGAACAAATGAGGCTCGAAGTAGAAAAGCTTTGGATACAGCATGTAAAGCTTTGTCAGGATAATTTTTTAGCTTTTGTTCAAGAAGTCTGGCCCGATTTTATTTGTAGAAAATCAAAAGATCCAAGCCAGTGGGGCCATCATCAGATTATAGCTAAAGAATTTACTGATATCGCAGACCAAAGAAAAGGGAGGCTCTTAATCAATATGCCACCTAGACATACTAAATCTGAATTTGCATCTGTTTACTACCCTGCTTGGATTATCGGTAAGTATCCAAAATTAAAAATTATGCAGGTGTCTCACAATACAGAACTTGCAGCAAGGTTCGGAGCTAAGGTTCGTAACATTATTGACTCACCAGAGTACAAACAAATCTTTGGTGATGTGAAACTGCGTGAGGACTCCAAAGCCAAAGGTAGATGGGAAACTAATCAAGGTGGTGAATACTATGCTGCTGGAGTTGGTTCGTCAATCACGGGTCGTGGTGCAGATCTCTTGATTATTGATGACCCACACACGGAGCAAGACTCAATGTCCGATACTGCGATGGAGCGTGCTTACGACTGGTACACTTCAGGACCCAGACAGCGTCTACAACCAGGAGGCTCGATTCTAGTTGTTATGACCCGATGGGCCGAGGACGATTTAACGGGGAGGCTCTTGAAGGCTCAAACTGAACCTAAAGCAGATACATGGAAACAAGTTTCGTTTCCCGCGATCCTCGAATCAGGGAACCCAGTGTGGCCTGAGTATTGGGAGCTAGAAGAGCTAGAAAAAATTAAAGCATCTATTCCAATTAGAAACTGGTCAGCACAATACATGCAAGAACCAACCTCAGAAGAGGGCGCTATTATCAAACGCGACTGGTGGCAACCGTGGGACAAAGATCATTTACCTATGCTACAACATGTCATACAAAGTTATGATACAGCGTTCTCGAAAAAAGAAACCGCTGACTATTCTGCGATTACGACCTGGGGCGTCTTTTATCCTGAAGAAGGTGGTGCCCCGAATATTATTTTACTAGACGCGATTCGCGGTAAGTATGACTTTCCAGAACTTAAAGCCGTGGCTCTCGACGCACAGAAATATTGGGAGCCTGAAACAATCATCGTCGAGCAAAAAGCGTCTGGTGAACCACTGACTCAAGAGTTTAGAAGAATGGGTATTCCAGTGGTACCATTTACTCCTACCAGAGGAAATGACAAACATACGAGAGTTAATAGTTGTGCACCCGTCTTTGAAAGTGGAGCCGTCTGGTATCCGTATGGGGAAAAATTTGCGGAAGATGTCATTGACGAATGTGCCGCGTTTCCACATGGTGCCAATGATGACTATGTTGATTCTATGAGTCAGGCCATACTAAGGTATCGTCAGGGGAACTTTGTTGAGTTATACTCGGACTATAGAGATGATGAAGATCTACCCGAAAAAACCTATAACTACTACTAGAGCGTATGGCAGAACAAGAAAAAACAATTCAAGAACAGAATCGTGAAAATCTAGGTGCGCTTGGTATCGGTGCGGGTATCGTTACTGGTATCGTTGCCAAAACCCCTATTGGTCGTCAAGCTAAAAAAATCTATTCAGGCATCAAAGGTTTAATAAAACCAAAAAATGAGATTTCTGATTTACCCGCAACTAAAGGAAATGAATTGTCTAACGCTAGATTTATTCAAGAAGATGAAACGTTAACTGCATTACAAAAAAGGCAAAAAGAGGCTCGTGAACAAATGGATTACGATGTCAATGTTGTGGATGACATAAAACAAAGAGTGGCAAGTAATCCTTTAACCCTAGGAGGACGCAACACGGCTGCGGATACAGATGTCAGTGTGCACGGCTCTGCTTTGTTTGATGCCATTGCAACTTTTCCAAACATGGGTAGAAAAAAAGGTTATCAAGCACCAGCAGAAGCTTGGGCAGATTATTTTAAAAAAGGACAGGTTGGCAAGATAGGCGATGTAAAAATAAATGTAACGCGAGACGAGTTAGCGGATACCAACATAGCTTACTTTGATGAGAAAAATAATTTAATAGGTGGTTATCTTAAACTAGCACAAGATGAAAAGGTACCGGTATCGGCAAAAACATTATTAGAGATGGTATCTCAATCTCCAGCACACAATACCGCTCACATTCGTATGGGATACGGTCAAGATTTAAAACCAGTGGCAGAAGATTTTTTTGATGAGTTTGATGATGTAATAGCAAGAGTAAAAAAACAAGTTGATGACCTAGCTAATAAAAATGATATAGCTAGGCAAAAGGATCCTAATGTGCCTATCAATGCAGATGCAGTGAGGTTACAAGAAGACCTTGATGACTTAGTTGAATACTACTACACCAAAGGTACTGATTTTAAAGCTAGGAATTTTGGTGCTAGTTTGAAACCATCTAAACAATCTGATGATGAATTTATAAATTCGTTAGGAGGAGCTGTACGTGGATTGCGTGATAAAAGTGAAAGGTTTGATGATTTAGGTATACCTTTTGATACTACTTTTAATGATTTTATTAATAAATTTGACAATTTTGCTGCTGTGTTACAAAGAGAAATAGGTACCGGCACCAGTGTCAAACACAGTCAAGACGATGCATATCGTCTGTTCGGCCCAGAAACATACCACGAAGATTTAATTTATTTTAAAAACATGGACGGTGGTTCTGAAGGGCAAGGTATTTTTGGTTTAGATTTTAAAATGCCTCGCGCCAGACATTACTCTGGTGTAGCAGATAATCAGCTATATCATATTCGTTACGGTAGACGAGCTTTGGAGGGAAGCCCAAATGAAAAAGTTTATGTATTAGATGAATTGCAAGCTGATGTGCAACAAGCTACACAAAGGGAGCTTAGAAGAGGCAACCCACAAGAAAAAGAATCTTACATGAGATTTAACCCTACTAATTCTGGTTATTTAAAATCACTTTTCAGAGACAGACGTGTAGAAAAATATTATGAAATGGAAGATTTAATTACAAATCAAACTAACCTTGCTGGTAGATTTGACGAGTCTACTGCAAAAGAATATGCAAGATTATCTAAAGAGTTTGATGAAATAAGTGCAGCACAAGCAGATCCTAAATCAGGTAGTGCAAGTGCAGAGGAGTTGAAACAAAAATACAACAATTCTAATATAGATTTTCAACCGATGCTCGATACTGAAAAAGGATGGGGATCACATGGTATGAAATATTTAATCAAACAAGCCATACGAAATGATGTTGATTATATAGCTATTAATCCAGCTGAAATGGTATCTTTCAAAAAAAGAGGTAGTGACAGGAAAATTGGAACTTTACAATATTATGGTAACGCTAGGGGTAAAGCTGGTTATGAAAACTATACCATAGGTGATAAAAAAACTAATCCAAAGCAAACAGCAACTTTACCAAAAATTTTAGAAGACTTGGCTAAACAGTATAAATCTGAAGCTAAAACTATTCGAGTGGCTAAATCGGATCCAAAAAAACGATTTAAAGTAATACAGGAGGGAAGGTTTGACGCTGGCGAAGAAACTTTTACTTATGCTAATACGGAGCATCTTGCTGCATTTAAGACCAAACTTGAAGCGGAAAGATTTAATGAATTAAGAAACGGAAAAATAGTTGAAATGGACGCTGATGACCCTGATCTATATTATCCAGTATTTGGTTTAAAAATAACACCTGAAATGAAGTCTAAGCCCTTTAAGTTATATAAGAAAACAGGTGGTCTAGTAGTTGATATATTTAAGTGGTAGAATTTTAATATGACAAAAATGGACCCAAGATTAAAAAAAATATATAGCGAAAGAAAGCAGAAGAAAGCCACTGCTGGTATTAGGCAAATAGCTGCTAAAAACAAATCGCTACAAAGGTTACTTGCTAACAGCACAGCAAGGTTTAATCCGTTAAAAAAAGTAGGAGCTATTCCTACTGCTATTCCTATGAGTGCAAAAACTGGGAAATATGTTCAAGTTAAGTGTAAACTAGGTAAAAACAAAAAAACAAAGGTGACTTAATCATGGCTGTTGAAGACAATATTCAAGTAACGCAAGAAGAAGTAGATGCGGTTGAACCTGTTGATGTAGAAATTACAGATGAAGCTGTTGAACCAGAGCAAGTGCAAGAAGAGGCTCAGGATTTTTATGTCAATCTTGCTGAAGGCATGGATGAAAGAATACTAGCCAGTATGGCTAATGAATTACTTGCCGATTACAAAAAAGATAAAGAATCAAGAGGTGATTGGGAAAAGTCATACACTTCTGGTTTAGATTTATTAGGTTTTAAATACAATAATGAAAGTGGTCCTTTTCAAGGCGCTAGTTCGGTAACACATCCAATGCTTGCTGAATCAGTGACACAATTTCAAGCGCAAGCTTATAAAGAATTGTTACCTTCTGACGGGCCTGTTAGTTCAAAAGTCGTTGGTGCTTTGACACCAGAAAAAGAAGCACAAGCACAACGTGTTGAAGAATTTATGAACTATATGATTACTGAGGAGATGGAAGAATATACTCCTGAGTTTGATCAATTATTATTTTATTTACCACTTGCTGGATCTGCATTTAAAAAAGTTTATTTTGATGATGTATTGCAACGAGCAATATCAAAATTTGTACCTGCGGAAGATTTAGTCGTGCCTTACTATGCTACAGACCTAAAAGACTGTGAGCGTATTACACATCTAGTTCGTATGAGCGAAAACGATATTTTAAAAAAACAACAAATAGGATTTTATCGTGATGTAGATATTCTACCTAGTCGCATGGAAGATAGTGAAGTGCAAGACAAATACAATGAGCTAAGTGGTCAAAACCGTTCAGGTGATGCTGAGGGTGATTATCAATTTAATGTTTTAGAAATGCACGTTGATTTAGATTTAGTAGATCCTGAAAACAAAAGTGATGAAAAAAATATTAAGATACCTTACATTGTAACTTTAGATGAAGGTTCACGAGAGATATTATCTATTTATCGTAACTTTGAACCTGATGATCCATTACTTAAACGCAAAGAATTTTTTGTGCATTACAAATTTTTACCTGGTTTAGGCTTCTATGGTTTTGGTTTAATACACATGATTGGTGGTTTGAGCAAGACTGCTACTGCATCGTTAAGACAACTATTAGATGCAGGTACATTAGCTAACCTACCAGCTGGTTTTAAAACTCGTGGTATGCGTATTCGTGATGATGATCAACCATTTCAACCAGGTGAGTTCAGAGATGTTGATATTGTTGGTGGAAGAATACAAGATTCTTTCATGCAATTACCATTTAAAGAGCCAAGTCAGACTTTATTTCAACTTTTAGGCTTTGTAGTACAAGCTGGACAGCGTTTTGCAGCAATTGCAGACATGCAAGTGGGTGAAGATGGTAAAAATAGAGCAGTTGGTACGACTGTTGCCCTTTTAGAACGCGGTTCAAGGGTCATGAGTGCCATACATAAGCGTTGTTACTACGCAATGCGACAAGAATTTAGACTTTTAAACAATGTTTTTGCTTCATATCTGCCTCCAGTGTACCCATATGCGGTTTATGGTGGTGATCGCATGGTAAAACAAGCTGATTTTAGTCCAGAAGTTGATGTTATACCCGTTGCAGACCCAAATATTTTCTCAATGTCGCAAAGAGTGACTTTAGCACAGACACAATTGCAAATTGCACAGTCAAATCCGCAAATGCACAATGTACATGAAGCATATCGTCGTGTTTATGCAGCATTAGGTACAAAAGACATCAACACTTTGCTTAAAAAACAAGAAGAACCACAACCAAAAGACCCTGCACTTGAAAATGCAGACGCTTTAGCTATGAAACCACTAAAAGTATTTGAGTTTCAAAACCATGATGCGCATATTTTTGCTCACATGGCGTTTATGAAAACCAGAATGGTACAAATGAACCCACAAGTATATGCTTTATTACAAGCACATATTAGTGAACACATATCTTTCAAAGCTAAGGCTCAAGCTCTAATTTTAATACAACAAGAGCAACCTGATGTGATGCAACTACAACAAACTGACCCAGAAGGATTTAGACAGGTTTTTGATGGCGTGCATGCGGAAAGAATACAAGTATTGACAGAGGAATTAGTCGAACAAGAACAGCCTGCTGATGATCCATTGGTTAGATTGAAACAACAAGAGTTAGATATGCGTGCTGCTGACATGCAACGCAAGGGTGAAGAATTCTTAGTGCAAGAACAGAGAAAGGCAGATGAGTTTGACCAACGAATTGATTTAGATAAAATGGAACGTGAAGACAGTGAAGATGCTGGTAAAGAAAGAATACGAGTCGCAGATGATAAATTAGATATCATGCGTGATAAGTTGAAACAGGACACTGGTAAAGATAAGTAGGAGGAGCTATGTATACATTAGCAAAAATAATGGCCGCACATCCTAACAGAAAGATTGGTGGTCAATATCGCAGACTATATTTTCGTGGACTAATGCCACATAAATTATGAAAAAGTTAAGTAAAACAGTACCACCTAAACGAGGACCAAACCCACAAGGTTTAAAAGGTGGCGGTGATTTTGACCCTGAAGGCAAGGGCTATGATTATAAAACTTTTGATAAGTTGGGTGGTAAAAGAGATGCAAAAGGTCATGGGTTTAGT